TCTCCCGGGCGCCAAGGCAAATCCAATCGGCTGATTTCGGCCACACAATTTTGACAGATAGTTTTTAAGTTTCGTAGTGTGGTATTGTGTAGATTTCCATCCACATGATATACCAACAGTTGAGCTGAAAATTTGGACTTGAACCCACAGCGATCACATGTGGGTTTTTTCTTGTAACCAGCAGTTCTCCAGCGTGGTTCGGGTGTTTTAATTCTTTTACCACGTTTGATACAGTATTCACACATACGACGATATTGAATATGATCTTCGCGGTGATATGCCACGGCTCTTGGCCTTTGATTACAGGCTAAACAAATAGGTCTCACAGGGTATTTATATACAAAACCTACTAAGTAGGGAAGCAATCTGGCAATCTTTTTGACCATTACGATAAATATCTGTAATTAGAAAAAGGATTTTACCATGGCACTAACATCACCAGGCGTAGAAGTTACCATAATTGATGAAAGTCAATATATACCTTCAGCTACCAATTCAGTACCTTATGTTTTACTGGCTACGGCAAGTAACAAGATCAGCGGAGCTGGCGTTGGAATCGCGGCTGGAACACTCGCAGTCAATGCTAACAGAACTTATTTGATCACCAGTCAGCGTGATTTAAGCGCCACCTACGGTGTTCCTTTCTTTTACAAGACCACAGCTGGTACACCGATCAATGGTTACGAGCTCAACGAATACGGCTTGTTAGCAGCCTACAGCGCACTGGGTGTAAGTAACCGTTGCTATGTACAACGTGTTGATATTGACCTGGCTGAACTCACTGCTACCTTGGTTCGCCCCACTGGCAATCCCCCGGCTGACACTTATTGGTTTGATACATCCACCAGCCAATGGGGTATTTTCCAATGGAATTTGACCACCAGCGCCTTTACGCATCAAATCCCGTCTGTACTCAATAATACCACGTATCTTGAACCTGGTTATACTGTTCCGTTACAAAGTTTTGGAGCGATCGGTGACTATGCAATAGTAACCATTGACTACTATGGCAATAGTCATAATCCAGGATACTACAAACGTGGTGGCCCTACTACCAGTCAAACAACTGCCACAGAACTCAGTGATTATTATAACACCTGGGTATTGATCGGCAGCGATGATTGGAAAACAGCCTGGCCCACAGTGGCAGGAACAAATGCCCCAGGTTCATTGGCCAACGGTCAGACCATTGTAATTAATGGAACTTCAGTCAGCGTTGGCGACGGTGCCACAGCTGACACAGTAGTGGGATTGGCCAGCGCCATTAATACGGCAACCATCCCCGGAGTTTATGCCGCGGTCATTGGTAGTAAATTGCAGTTGTATGCCAATAGTCAAACTGTCAATTCAGATAGTACCGATGTTGGCGGAGCAGTTGAAATTGGAACAGGTAGCACATCGGCATTGCTGACTGCTCTTGGACTTGGTGTTGGTACGTATCTTGCTCCAACATTATTTTCTGGGCCCAGTTTTTCGGCTCCAAGATGGAATAGTTCAGGGCCAACTCCAGAACCCACAGGATCAATTTGGTTTAAAACAAATAATGTAAATTTAGGTGTTAATTTAGCAGTAAAAAAATACAATTCTACACTTGGCGTATTTGTGCAACAAGCATGCCCAATGTTTGAAAGCAGCCGTAACGCACTTTACGCCCTGGATCCATCAGGCGGTGGTACGAATATTCCAGCCGGATCAACTATATCTATATATAATCCAACATACGTAAATCCAGAACTTTTCGGTTTTGAAATTCTTGAACGTTATGCCACAGGACCAATGATTTGCACCGGAACCACTGTGCCAGCAGACGATGCTTTTACCATTGGAGATTCATTTCAAATTAGTTTTACATTGCCTGGATCATCCTCTAATAGCAATACTGTTAATGCAACACTAGCAGGAACCAGTGCTGCTGATTTTTGTTCTGCTGTAAGTGCTGCCGTAGGACAAACCGGTTACAACTATGTTACGGCTACAATTAATAGCTCTGGAAACATTGTACTTACACATAGCGCCGGCGGAAATGTTACTTTATTTAATACCACGGGTAGTGGCAACCCAATTACAACAGCAGGATTTGTAATTGGAACTACTCCGTTTACAAGATCTGGTGTAACTTATGAAAACACTGTTGCTGTTCTTTGCAGTTATTATGTAGGTATCAATGATAATTTTACCTACGTTGCCAGCGATGTGGCGCCTGATCAGAATCCGGTCAATGGACGTTTATGGTACTATTCTGCTGCCACAAACAATGCCGACATCATGATCCAAGATGATGGAGCTTGGTATGGTTATCAGATGGTAAGCAATGATGTACGTGGTTATAATTTGACCCAGACAAATGCCTCGGGTCCAATTTTCAGTGCCACAGCACCTACAACACAAAACGACACCAGTCAGAGTCCATTGGTCTACGGTGACTTATGGATTGACACCAGCGATTTAGAAAATTATCCAATGCTGTATCGTTGGCAGTTGGTTAATAATCAAGCGCAGTGGGTACATATTGACAACAGCGATCAGACCACCAGCAATGGTATCTTGTTTGCTGATGCTCGTTGGGCTCCAGACGGTGACACAGATCCAATCAGTGATCCTATTCCAACCATTGAAAGTTTGTTGATCAGTGATTATTTAGATCTTGATGCGCCTGATCCTGCATTATATCCACAAGGAACACTGTTGTTTAACACACGTCGCAGTGGATTTAACGTAAAATCATTCCAGGTCGATTATTTTAATTCAACCGATTATCCAGATTCTGTGTTGCCCATGGTGACCAATGCCTGGGTCACAGCTGCTGGTAACAGAGACAATGGAAGCCCTTACATGGGTCGTCAAAGTCAACGTGCTTTGATTGTGGCAGCTCTCAAGTCGGGCATTGACAACAGTACCGGCGCAAGAGAAGAGCAACGCGAGTTCAACTTAATTGCCTGCCCACAGTATCCTGAGTTGGTGCCCAACATGATCGCACTCAACAACGAGCGTAACGACACAGCTTTTGTTATTGCCGACACACCATTGCGTTTGGCTCCACAAGATCTCGAAGCCTATGCATTTGGCGACTATCCAGAATTTAGCAGTGTAGCCACAGGTAATCAATACGCAGGTGCATTCTATCCTTCGTGCCAGACTACAGATTTGTCAGGTAGTCCAGTGGTTCAACCTCCAAGCCACATGATGATTCGTACAATCATTCGTAGTGACGAAGTGGCTTATCCATGGTTGGCTCCAGCCGGAACACGTCGCGGAGTGGTCGACAACGCCACACAAATTGGTTACATTGATGCACTCACAGGCGAATTCCAAAGCCTGGGCGTAAATCAAGGATTACGTGATGTGTTATATGCCAATCGTATTAACCCAATCACGTTTATTCCTGGTGTAGGTATTACCAATTTTGGTAATAAGACCACAACCAGCATTGATTCAGCATTGAATCGTATCAATGTGTCACGGTTGATAGCATTTATCCGTGGACGGTTGTCAACCATCGCCAAGACATTCTTGTTTGAACCCAATGATCAGATCACTCGTAATGAGATTACCAATGTCATTACCACGTTGATGATTGATTTGATAGCCAAACGCGGTATCTATGACTACTTGGTTGTTTGTGATTTGACCAACAACACTCCAGCTAGAATAGATCGCAACGAATTGTATGTAGACATTGCAATTGAGCCAGTTAAAGCGGTTGAATTCATCTACATTCCAGTTCGTATTAAGAATACTGGAGAGATTGCTAGCCAATCAGTATAAGGAAAAGGGGTACTTTTACCCCTTCCAGAACTCATAAATAACAGTATATAGGAGAAAGACAAATGGCCGTTTCATCATTAAGCAGAATGACAGTGCCCTTGGCAAGCGATCAAAGCTCGTCAGTACAGGGTTTGCTCATGCCCAAACTCAAATATCGCTTCCGAGTGCTATTTGAAAATTTTGGTGTGAGTACACCTAGAACAGAATTAACCAAACAGGTCATAGATTTTAAGCGTCCTAATGTTACATTTGAAAATATCGATCTTCCTATCTACAACAGTACAATTAAACTGGCTGGCAAATATAGCTGGGCAGATCTTACCTGCAACCTGCGTGATGATGCTGCTGGTAATGTTAGTAAATTAGTTGGCGAACAATTACAGAAGCAACTAGACTTTATGGAAATGTCGTCAGCAGCTGCTGGTATTGACTATAAATTCCTTACAAGATTCCAAGTGTTAGATGGCGGCAACGGTGCCAACGAACCTGTGGTATTAGAAGACTGGGAAATTTATGGTTGCTATTTGCAAGGTGTTGACTACGGTGACATGAACTATGGCGAAAGCTCGGATGCTAGAATTGCACTGACAATCAGATTCGATAATGCTATTCAAACTCCAGCTGGTTCTGGCGTAGGAGCAGTGGTTGGTCGTACACTAGGTGACGTAGCTACCGGCGGAGGCTAACCTCCATGGGTTATTTTGGCGAAGATATCCTTAAAGGGTTCTTCGGCGCTGACGGTCTCAAAGACTACAGCCACGCTTCTAAGACCTTTCGTACCAATGGTTACGAATTAAGTCCTCGTTACAAATTTTTATTCCATGTGTACTTTACTATCAACACAGGACAAATTCCCAGTTTACAAGCGGCATTTGGTAACGATGACATAGCTACCATTGGCATGATGGTAAAAAGTGTACAATTACCTAATTATAACATCACGGTAGACACACTAAATCAATACAATCGCAAAAGATTGGTTCAAACCAAAATTGATTATCAACCAGTGACTGTGGTGTTCAATGATGATCAAGGTGATTTGATCCGTAACATGTGGTACAACTACTACAGTTACTACTACAAGGATCCCAGCCAGAAATACGATAATGCTACCAATCTCAATGGTAGCATTGGTAATTTGCAATCGCTACAAAATGGATTTGACTACAATTCAAGAGATATCTACAACCAAAGTCGCCAGGTCAGTGACTGGGGCTACATAGGTGAAGGCTATCAAGACAGTTCCAGAATCACTGGTGCCAACACCAACAAGCCTCCATTCTTTCGCGACATCAAGATTTATGGTCTCAGTCAAAAGAAATTTGCCAGCTATGTATTGATCAATCCTTTGATCAACAGTTGGAACCACGACACCTATGACTACAGTCAGGGCAGTGGTACCATGACACACACCATGACCATACAGTATGAAACAGTCAAATATTATTCCGGGTATGTTGGTGGTCAAACTCCCAGCAGTACCGTGGTGGGCTTTGCTGATCCCAATCACTATGACACACGTCGTAGCGCATTGGCTCGTCCAGGCGCAACTGCAACTGTGTTTGGTCAGGGCGGATTGGTTGATGCTGGAATTGGAGTACTTGATGATCTCAATGCCATAGCCGAAGGTCGGGGTGGATTACAAAACGTGATTGGAGCTGTGCAAAAAGCCGGCACTGCTTATGAAACATTCAAAGGCAAGGATCTGGCCAGTATAGCCAAGCAAGAAGCCAAATTGGCTGCCACACAAATTTTACAAGCCAGCCTGCCCGGTGCAGTGCGTCAGGTGGTCAATGCTGGTAATGGTGTTATTTTCCCCACACCACCAAGGTCCACTTCCACAACATCTCCGACCACACGTATCGCCGGCCAGACAAATGTGCCTGACACTGGAATCTAAATATGGCGTCAGTAAATTATCCAAATCCTCAGACCGATCGCACAGTAAAAATATTCGATCAGTTTTATGCCTATGAAACAACTGTGGCCGCCGACGAATATGATGCGGTCAACAGTTATTTTAAAAGCGTATTTGGTACTGCCGAAGCCGCAGGAAATTTTACAGTCACACTGTTTAGAGTGGCCGAGCAAAGCAGTATTCCCGTGATGAATCTACTACAACAATTACAAGGACAGACACAATCTGAATTGACTTTGACCTTGTCTTATTATCTCAATGGGTTAAGAAGTAAAGCCACACTTTTGGGACTCAACGCCACGGTCACTCCCAACTACTACGTGGCCAGAAACGTAAGGCAATAACCATGGCCAACTTCCGTCAAGGTGCTTACACTGTAAAAAACACAGCCAAATATGTGGGTAAAGGAACACCAAGATATCGCAGTGGTTGGGAAATGACCTTTATGATGTTTTTGGATAATAACGACAATATCCTACAGTGGGCCAGCGAAAGCATCAGCATACCATATCGCAATCCGTTGACTGGAAAACAAAGCATATACATACCAGATTTTTTTGTAACTTATCGTGGGCGCAACAACACAGTAACTGCCGAACTGATTGAAATCAAACCAAAAAAACAAAGCCTTATTGAAAGCAAGGCCACCGACAGAGATCGTGCTATTGTAGCTGTTAACTATGCCAAATGGGACGCCGCTACCAAATGGGCCCGGCGCAATGGTGTGACTTTTCGCGTGATCAACGAAGATATGATCTTTCATCAGGGCAACAAAAAGACCGGTAAGTAATTGCTATGAATCAAATAAAAATCACAGACCTTTTAGGTGCTGAGATGGAATTAAGCCTTGACTATAAAAAAATCAAAGAGGAAATGTTAGCTCTAAAACCTTTTTGGATTTACACTCCACCTTATAAAAGAAATTTAGATGCTGCAAAAACGGGAATTATTTTTCAATCTGGCACTGAATATTTAAATGAACAAATTGATTACATAGACGAAAATAATCTAATTCAAAATAGAAACTTAAAAGGGCAGTATATTTTTTATCTCACAGAGCATAAGGATAATCTATCAAATAACAAAAGATTTGCTTATACAAAACAGTTATCTTCAGACGGTTGGTCGTGGATTGACAAATATAGGGACCTGATGCCTTACACCATAAAATGCATTGAAGATCTTCCTTACAGCACAATAGGGTTAGTACGTGTATTTGTTACTGAAAATACATTTTTTCCAACGCACATTGACACTAAAAAACTGGTTGACGGAAAATTTGTACAATCAGATGATTATAGCAAGTGTTTGGGAATTAGTATTATTCCAGATACAGGAAATGTTCCAATGTCAATTTGGTCTTTTAAAAATAAAGAAATTTATAAAATCTACGGAAATGCCATGTTATTCAACGATAGCGCACCGCACGGTGTTAATTTTACCCCGGGTACAAGAATAACTATTAGAATTTTTGGAAATATTGATTTTCAAAAACTTGAGCCATACATAAAAAATACATTTTATTAAATTAAGGTAGTAAAAAGACCGGTAAATAAAGGCATGACACGCCGCTTAGAAGAGTTGTTTGACCTACCGCCCACAGGTTGCGAAAGCGAAACCACCGAACCTGACACGGTACCTGCTACCCAAATTGCCCTACAAGAAATAAACACGGCCATAGACAAAATCGATCTGGCCTTGCCCGCAGTGCGTGGGCTGGATGCGTCAGACAAAGAAATGGATGATTTGGCCGATAAAGCACAAGAAACCTTTGACAATTTGATGGATTTGGGATTCAATGTAGATAGCCGTTATGCCAGTGAAATATTTGCTGTGGCCGGCACCATGCTGGGACACGCACTCACAGCCAAAACTGCCAAGCTGAACAAAAAGCTCAAGATGGTTGAACTTCAAATGAAAAAAGTTAAATTAGACCGCGAAATACAAGGTGACGAACCCACAGCTACGGCACACGGACAAGTGTTAAATCGCAATGATTTATTGGAAATGATCAAATCCAATAGAGATCAAAAAGATAATAAAGCATAAATATCATATAGGGAAAAAAGTATGAAAAAATTTCAAGAATACCTC